GACTTTATCCCCGACCCATCGTTTTTCGGCCGAGGCCTTGCCCCTATTGGATTTAGCCTCTCTAATTTCTAATCTTTTTTGTATAGAAATGCTATACAAAGTATTAGATTCTAATACAAATAGCCCAAAGTCTTCTACTACACTTTTGTATAGGTTTTTAGTACACCTTAAATCATAGGATAACATATCGTAATCGGCCTCTAATTTATTATCATTTTGGTAAAGGTCTTCGATAATGGCCCAATAAATACCGTAGCCCTCCATTCCGTGCTTATAGATAAGCTTTTTAATTTTTTCGTCTGCCCTGGATGCGTAATCGTGGCTAAAATAAAATGTCTCTTTCTTCATATTAATTGTTTTGTGTTTACAAATAATTAATTATATTTCTAAAATCTAAATATTTTATTTATAAATGTTAATAATTTTATAAGACCTACCTAAAATATCTCTTAATAAATGGTATGCGGGTATGCATTGGACAAAGCGAAAAAAGATTAAGGATACCTATACGCTTCTAGTTAAAAGTCAGTTTAAAAAAGTACTGCCTAAATCTAACACTTATAAAGTGGAGTATAATTTTACTTTTAAGGCTAGAGCTTTAGACGCTTCAAATTGTGTCGCTATGGTTAAAATGATAGAGGACATTATTTTCGAAAACGATAGCTATAAAATCGTAAAGAGTATATTAATTACAAGCCAAAAAGGGGCCGAAGATTCTGTAGAAATAAAAATAGATCTTTTGTAGTTTAAAATATTTGTATATTTTTGCCATACAAAACAAAAAAATAATATGAAAGAATCCATTTTAAAAGTACTATCTTCCTTTATGCCACTATCTACATTATGTTGGGCAGTAGAAGAGCCACAATCCGCCGCTATTTTATTCTTTATTGGATTATTTGCGGCCTTAGAATTAACCTATATATATTTAAAAAAATGAAATTAACAAAACAAGAAATTTGGGAAATACAAAGTATCCTAAAAAAAGAAAGAAACCTACTTGATAATAAAGCTATCGATTGGGCGGGAGACGACGAAGACGATAAGTCTATTAGTTTAATGTGTAGCAATAAGGCTAATCAAATAACTGCCCTTATAAATAAGCTAGACGAGATTTTAAAGTATAATGAATTAAGTAATTCTATTAATAACTTTAATGAGTCTATTAATTCAGACGATAATATTAACGACGATTTTAGAAACCTTTTTATATGAAATATAGTAAAAATATATCGATAGAATTAAAGGAGATTTTAAAGTCTTGCACTACTGTAGCACAGAGAAAAGAAGTAGCAGAATCTAACGGCCTCTCTATACATACTTTAAATAGTATTATAACAGGTAATAGAAAGATAACTACAAAGAATAATAAATGTTTAACAGACCTTCTTAGAATTGCTATTAATAACGCTAAAGAAATGCATTTCTCGCTATTAGATTATTACCAAGATATAAAATACCTATAAAAAAAGCCCCTTGGTCAGAGGGGCTTATCACAATATGAAGAATCTTTATAGATTCACACAAAACAAAGACCAAATTTAAATTAATTAAAATAAACTAAAATAACAAATTATGAACATTTACGCAAAACTAAACGAAGTCAAAAAAGAGATTGGAGCAATTTCTAAAGACTCAACAAACCCTTTTTTTAAATCAAAGTATTTTGATATTAACGCACTACTAAAACACGTCGAGCCGTTGCTACAGAAAAACGGCCTCTTGTTATTACAACCTATTGTTAAAGGGGAGGTATTCTCTGAGATAATAGACGTAGAATCCGAGGACAGTGTTACTAGTTCTATATTATTGCCACAAATGGACGACCCGCAAAAGCTAGGCTCTGCCGTTACTTACTACAGACGTTATACATTACAGTCGCTTTTAGGTTTACAGGCCGAAGACGACGACGCTAATATCGCTAGTAAGGCTACTAAATCGTCTAAGCAATGGGTAAACCAAGGGGATAAGATTTGGAACGCTGCCCTAGATAAAGGAGTAACCCTAGACGAATTAAAAAAACACTATTCCATAAGTAGAATTAACGCAGAATTATACCCTTTAAAATGAAAGAATTTAAGATAAGAGCTTCTGCAAGTGGCAAATTAATGACTAGGCCTCGTTCAAAAAGCGAGGTCTTGTCTAAGACTACTAAGTCATATCTCCAGGAGTGGACAAAAGAGCAGATATACGGCGTTAGAAAGAGTATTAAATCTAAGTATTTAGATAAAGGAAACCAAGTAGAAGACGCGGCTATAGAATACGCCTCGGCCGAAAAGGGCTGGCTATTCGCAGAAAAGAACGAGGAATATTTCGAAGACGAATTCTTTTGCGGTACTCCCGACGTAATACTAGACGATAAAATAATAGATATTAAATCTAGTTGGGACTGTTTTAGCTTTCCTCTATTTTTTAACGTAATACCTAACGAGGATTATAGATACCAACTTCAAACCTATATGCACCTAACTGGAAAGAAAAAAGCTCAATTAGTGTACGTATTAATGAACACACCAGAGGAATTAACTTTCGAGGAATCTTTCGACTATACAGAAATTAATAGTAAGTATCGTATAAAGATATTTGACATAGATTACGACGAGGACGTAATAGAAGAGTTAAAAAATAAAGTTATAGAATCTAGAGAATACATTAAAACATTATGCAAGTAAAAGACGTAGATACGCTTTATAGCGATTATTTAAAAGTAAGAGATATCCTAAGAGGTCGGGCCATTCATCTAAACGAATTAGAGAATTTATGTAAAAAGGAGGGAATAGACGAAGAGGTCATACAAACTATGAGGGATTTAGGCCAAATCAAAAGACGAATTCGCGAGGACGGTACACCCGAAAACAGAATGGTACTACACAAACTAGATACTAGCCACTATGCGGCCGTAGGAATGGACGAAAACGCACAATTCTACGAAGATTATAAATTAGATCACCGATTAACTTTAGACAATTTACTAGATATTATAAGCCAATTTTATAGAGAAAGTAAGCGAGATATAATTAGCCCCTGTAGGGTTAAGTCTTTAGTAATCTGTAGGCAAGTGTTTTGTTTTTTTAGTAAGAGTTATATACCAAATATTACACTTAAAAAAATAGGTTTATTTTTAGGCGGTAGAGACCACTCTACTGTAATTAACTCACTAAGAAATCACGAAAACGATATGCTTTATACTAAAGGGTATAAAGAAGAGTTCGCAAAAGCAAAAGAATTTTTAATAAATAAATTATGAATATTACAAAACAAGTAAAACAGTTATTGACTAGTAACCCCGAAATGAGAGATAATCCAAAGAAGCTAATTCGTAGAGCCTTACAGGATGCTTACGGCGTTAATGTATTATCTGCTATAATTATTGCAGAATACTACAAAAAAGTTCTAACGATAACTAGAGCAAGTCGTAAAATACAACAGGACTACGAAGAGCTTAGGGGCGAAGAGTGGGAGAAGAGAAAAGGTATAAAGGCCGATATAGTTAAGGCTAAATTAGGTTATAAATGAGAGTAATTTTTATTGTGTTAAACGTAGGTCTATTTCTAGCTACTTCCTCTATGGGGGTAGTTAGGAGTATTCCTAAAAAAGATAATTTAGTAGAAGCTATTATATGGGTAGAAAGTAGAGGCGATACTCTAGCCTATAATAAATCCGAGGAAGCTCTAGGCTGCCTTCAGATTAGGCCTATAATGTTAAGAGAAGTTAATAGGATTTTAGGTTATAATAAATTTAAGCTATCGGACAGAACATCCAGGAGCAAGTCTATAGAAATGTTTAACGTAATTAGAGGCCATATAAATAACCCTACAGACGAAAGAATCGCTAGAACTTGGAACGGTGGCTATAATTATGGAGAATCTACTTTAAAATATTGGAATAAAGTAAAAGAAAAATTATGAATAAACACCTATTAATCTACGCTATAATCATTATTATAGTACAAATTATTATCATTACCGACCTACTAAATAAAGCTAGTAGCCCTCCTGTAATTAAAGAAACTGTATTAACGAATACAGATACTATCTATTTAGAGATAGATAGCCTTAAAAATAAGTCAGATACTATTAAATTATATTATGAAAGAAAGACTAGCAATTATCATATTTTGCCTCGTAGCGAACGTATACGCTTATTCGCAGATAGAATTAACAGATAACAAAGGAGATACTCTAGTCTGTATAACTATCCCGCAAATGGATAGAATATATATAGAACTTATCCAAAAAGATAGCTTATTAGACCAATCTAAAATTAACAGGGCCTTGCAATTTAAATACATTCAAATAATAGATAGCACTCAAAAAGATATAGAGTCGCTTAAAACGTCTGTAAATAGCCTTAAAACTAAAAATACAGACCTATTTAATGAGTCCCAAAAAAATAGATCTAAATTAATTAGGACGAGAAAAGTAGGTTTAATTATGGTAGGTATTATTATATTACAGGCCTTATTATAACTCTAATTTTATAGCCTCGTCTAAACTTAAGAAAGCTACCTCTTTTGTAATTATACTATTATTAGCAAATTTAGTAGTA